TAATCATTGCCAAAATATCTTCGGCTTTGTTAGCACCTGCTGCTGGAGCAGCTTGTACAGGAGCACTTGCTACTGCTGGTTCATCTTCATCAAATGCACTTGCCACAGGAGCGGCTTTGGCTACAGGAGCCGGAGCATCTTCATCGTGACCAACTGCTGGAGCTGAACCACCTGCGGGTGCTGTAACACCTGCTGGGCGGAAGTATTGACCCCAACGCTCTGTGTCGTATGGTTGACCATCCACACTTGCTTCAAACATTTCTTTGATCACTTTCAACTCAACATCTGTGGGTTTCTTTGGCAAGAATGTTGAAAGATCATACAAACCATATTGATCGATGGCTGCTTGTTCTGCTTCTGTCAATGCTGACTCTTTGCGAGCCCACTTTGATGTTGAGTAATCTGCGTAGCCACCTTTTGATGTCTTAGTAATACGGAAGTCTAAACCACGCAACAAGTCTGTTGGTAGTTCTTCCAACTCTGGGTCCATCAATGCTGACTTGATAGTAGCGAAAATTTGTGGGCCAATAATGAATCTACGGATTGGATTCTCTGGAGTCTTGTCTTCTGACATTGGGTTCTCACGAACAAAGCCTTGGAAAATGTAACTGCGTTTTTTCCAGTACTTACGACCCATTTCTTCTAAACTCTTGTCTTTGAACCAAGTACGCACTTCTGCTAGGATTGGACAAGCTTCTTGCCACATTTCTACACAGGGTACTTGAACCATGACTTGTTTTGAATCCATCTCACCTTTGATTCCGTTGAATGGTAAACGAATCATTGCTCGTTCTGCCCAGAAAAATGTGTTCTTTGGATTTGCGTCTGGTAGGAAGCGTAGTGTTGCTGATGAACCTTCTTCCATATTCCAGTGTGGGTAAATTGAATTATCACCACCTGATGATTGACCGCCTTGCTTGTTGCCTTCTGAAGCTGCTAGTCTTGCTCTGATTTCTGCTAATGATGCCATTTTAGTTGCCTTTCTAAGTAGTATAAAATGTGTTGCCTATCTATTGTATAGATGTTACGTTGCCTGTGACACAATGTAAAAAGCGTATATCACTGTAGTAGTATATACGCTTTTTTAAGTAGCGTCAATGAATATTTATGACGCTGTTGTTCTATTTGCAGTTTTATTTTGCCAATATGCCAGCCAATGATTTCATTCTGGCCAACATTGGATCTACTGACTCGCTGCTCATATTGCTTGGCTTGGTCATCATAACACCATCTGTGTCCAAATTTTCCATGTAGTTACACTCTTTTAATCCGTGCATCGGGCATTCTTCACCTTCGGCTGTCATGTTACACTTGCCTTCTTCAAAAGTACTTAGATTGTCTGCTTCGTAAGTAGGACGACTAGGATCTTCTGGCTTGCCCGAAACAAAATCTTTGATACCCCCTAGTACATCTTTCAACTTGTCTGCCGCACCTTGTGGCTTGGTAGCAGGTGTTTTTAATAACTTGTCTTTGCCAGGAATCTGACTTGGGGGTAAGTTACCCAGAATTCCTTCATCAACTTCTTCGTCATCATTGTCGAGCATGGATCCAATGGCTTTAGCAGCAACCGCTCTACCTACAGCAGCACCCAACGCTGGTAAGAATTCGTTTAACTGTTCTTCTTCTGTAGTTGGTTTGCTGTAGATATCTTTGATTTCAGCATCTAACTTGGCAAACTTTTCTTTGTCGCCCATTCTCTTGGCAAGATCACGCAAACGCTCTAAGCGTGTCACACGATCTAGTTCTTTCCACATTACATTGCCACCTTGACCTTCAGCCAAATCAGCGTAGGAGCCATCTTTCAAACTTTGAACCACACGTTTAACGTATGCACTTACATCGCTTGATCCAATTTCTTCTACATCACCAATGTTGTCAGCAACATCACGAGCAGCAGCCATCACAGCGGCTGGACCGTATTGCTTTAACAAATCCAAATGACTGTTCATAATACGACGTAGAATAGCACTTTCAACTGGCGATGCTTCATCTTCATCTTCATTGATTTCATCTGCTGGATCTTCCATCTCGGCAGGAGTATCTGTGTCAATGTTGAGTTGATTTAACACTTCGGCAATGTCAGAATCATTTGATAATTCTACCAAGCGATTGTAAACAATTTGACGAGCATCGGCATCAGCATCCTGATCTGCTAGTGTTTCCAATTGATCAAATAATTGATCATCGCCAATCAGGTCATACAACTGTTCTGTAGCATTAGTAGCGTCCGCTCCCACAGGAAACTCTTTTGATAATAAGTCTACCAATTGAGCTTGCTTCTCTGGTGTATCTGGTGTTGACCATGTTCCTTCAACTAGGCGATTAGCCCAGGCTTCAAATATGTTTGCTTCTTTCATAGCTTGTCCTTGTTTTTGTATTTTGGCCAACACTGGTAGTGCCTGCTCAATTCTTGTGTCGATTGTTTCACGCACAAATAAATTCTTGATACTTTCAATTACAACATCTTGTTCTGTAATCTCTGCTGGATTCCATGATTCAAAATAGTTTGTATAACCACGATGTGTGCCTAGACCTTTGAGTACTTTGTTTAAATTTTCGTAGTAGGCATTGGTTTCACTGATTAACTCAGCTGTGTTGCCTTCGAATACCTGCCCGTGATTGGCTCTGCGAAAACGACTCAACACATTTAATTCTTCTACCACTGCGGCAATGTGTTGTCCACGTGCATCATATGGCTTTCCACCATTACGCACATGTTCAACCATGGCACGGCCGCCACTTAGTTTTGTAAATGGCAGTTTAAAACGTTCGCCTTCTGCAGTCTCAACATACAAACTTTCAACGTAGCGGTAACGTGCATCATTTTCGCCAATTGGCTTTTTGTGTTTGATCATTAGGCGTACTGCCTCTGGCCGGTCATTGTAACTAACAGTTTTTGTGCCGCGCCAAGATTCAAATAAACCTTCTTTGATTGCAGCTTGACCTTGCATACTATAACGCAATCTGTTCAAATTCTTTAGGCTAAAACTCATCAAATTTCTAGTACTAAAATGCTTTAGTTGTTCTAGGAAAGCAAACCATTCTCGCTTGTCAGAACCTTCCATGCTTTTACCTACATTGTCGCCAAAGTAAACTTCGAGGCTGTTGTCATCGCCTAACATGATAACTACAGTTCCGTAGTCATTACCGGTTTGTGTGGTAAAGTCAAAACTGAATACTTCAGTTTCAGCAGGATCTGAAGCTGGTTTTCCAGCTGAATCTAATAGTTCAGGATCAAAGTTTCTGCTGACCAATAAATCAAATAGTTGTTTTGCGGATGTGTTTTGCGCCATAGTTTAGTATTTAGTTAAAAGAAGCAATGAATGGCATGGGCTCAATTATGATATCACCATGATCTTTCATTTGAGCGTCCATTTCGGAATGGTAGCTTTGTAGCTGTTGCATCATGCGTACTGCTAGTATAGTGGCCATGACCAAGTCATCAGTTTCGCCTATTTTGGCAGCATAACTGGTTCCGTGTGCCACAAAGGTTTTTAGTTCAGATACCAAGGGTGTGCTGTTTACGATCATACGTCCAGATTCCAGCATGACTTTGAGCTTGTTACAGGCACTGAGTTTTGACTTGTTTGTGGTATTGAAACCTTTGCGATATCTACGTCCACTTGCTGTGGTCACTGAGTTATCACTTAAGAAATAACCTTTGATGTTTTCTTCACCGTATTCAGCAATGGAGATTAAGGCAGCTTCACCAATGGTATTGTTTTCAATACTGTAGTAAATGCTGTTAGGATCTTTGACAATGTCATTGATGTATCTACAAATATCTGCAAGTATACGTATTTGTTCTGGAATAGTGGTTCTATTGTGTCGCCATTCGCCAATTTGTGTTGTAGTGTTGGCTTCAAATATTTGTATAGCAGCAGGATCTCCGCCTGTGCCCAAACTAGGGTCCAGGGCCACAGCATAAATCTTGCCCTTCTCTGGTTGCTTGTACCAACGCACTTGTCCGGTTCTAAACGCAGGTTCCGTACCTTTAAGATCTAACAGTTTGGTAGGAGCGATCAGCGTTTCGTCATTGATAATAAACTCACAGCCAATTTCTCTGCGGAAACGATCTGTGCCCAACTGTGCTTCCATGCTACGACCCCAGTCCTCGTCACGATCAGGATGTTCTTGCCAGTAGCTACGATAAGCACGGAATCCGTTGGTTCCTACTTCTGTAGGATTACCATATTCATCTTCCTGCTTGAGAGCCATTTTCCACATCAGCGCAAATTGATCTTCGTCTGAGTTGGGGGTTGATGTAATAATTG